ATACTTTCAAATACTCAAAAATTGAACAAGAAGCTTTGAAGCGTCAATACCATATGGGTCCTGATTTTATTCATTCACTCTTAGATACCATCACATTTTTATGTGAACGTGGTGTTCAATGTATGAAAACAGGTCAACTTGACCCATTGTATCACTCTGGATCAAACTATGAATCATGGTTTGATTCAGCTCGTGATTTAGAACTGAAAGCTCAATGTTTAGCTTTCCCTGAAGCTCATGGTTTCGATAGATTCTCCTTTTTGGCTGATCTTCGTGATACCATTGATAAAGGTCAGGCTATTGCTAAACATGCTGCAAATTTAGGCAATTATGAAAAAAGATTAGTTACTTCTACTCTTCATAAATTGCAAATGATTTTACTTAGTGAAACTACTAAAAGAGAAGCTATGAAGGAACGTAAAGCTCCTTTTAGTATTCTTCTTTATGGTGGATCTAGTATTGGTAAATCAACTCTTACTAAGATGTTATTTTATCAATATGGTAAAGTTCATAATTTGCCCACATCTAGCGAGTATTGTTATACTCGCAATCCAGTAGATCAATTTTGGTCTGGATTTAATTCCACACAATGGTGTGTAGTTATGGATGATATGGCTTTCAGACATCCTGGTAAAGCATCAGAGGGTGATTCTTCAGTTATGGAGATGATCCAAGTTGTTAATAATGTTCCATTCATTCCAACACAAGCTGATTTGGCTGATAAAGGTCGTACACCAATGCGTGCTCGTCTTGTTATTGGTTTAACCAATTGTGAAGATTTGAATGCTTTTCATTATTATCAAACACCTCTTGCTGCTCGTCGACGTATGCCATTTATCTTAGATGTTGTTCCTAAACCGGAATTCACCAAAGATGGTTGCATGTTAGACTCTCAGAAAGCTAAGGAATCTCAGATTGATGGTGAATGGCCTAATTACTGGATTTACACAGTTAAACGTGTAGTTCCAGCTGATAATAATCGTGTTAGACAAGGTGCTAACACTGAGAATGTAGCCGTTTTTACTGAAACTGATGATTTCTTAGCTTGGTTTGCTAAGCAATCAACTATTCATGAAGATATTCAGGAGATAGTTAGTCATAGTGATAATGATATGTCTCAAATTCAGATTTGTAAATCTTGTTATTATAATCAAGATAAATGCAAATGTGAATTGAACATTCAATCTTATGATTCACCTCTCTTGAAACCTTCTTATAGTGATTACATGAGATATTGTATGCTCATGTGCTTACTGTGGATAGTTGATAAAGAATGGTTTGCCAAATTTTGTCAAATGGTTTTCCGCACGTCTATTGTTCGTGATGCTCTTGCTCGTAATTTAGTTACTGAAGAAGCTAAATTAAAGATCATTCGCGCACAATTTCGTGATATGGGAGATCGTGTTGAGAGTAAAATTGGTAAATATTCTACTCTCATTAAATTGACTAAATGTATTGCTAAGTATTATGCAATTTATAAAGTTACTTCTATGGTGTATAATCACTTCAATAAACAACCTGAAGTGATTATCACACAGAATGATAATGAAAATAAAGCATATACTAGTAGTACTATTGGTTCAATGCCAACTGCTCAAGATGAGAAACCCAATCCTTGGAGAAAGGATGATTTTGAATTAACATCTTTTGATGTTTCTCCAACTTCTATTTCTTACAAAGCTTTAGAATTGAATCAAATTAAATCTATTTTGAATAGAAATTTGATTCATTTGAGAAGCTATCGCACTATTAATGGTGATCGTGTTTCACGTGTAATTCGTGCCACTGCTGTAAGTGGTCACATTTATATGTGTAATAATCATGGTTTACCAGAAGATAGTGAAATTTTAGAAGTTCAAATGATTTCCCAACAACAAGATATGGGTGTTTCATCTAATATCATGATTACTATTGGTCAATCTGATATTATTCGTTATCCTTCAAAGGATTTGGCATTTGTGAGAATTAGAAATACTCCTCCACGTAAAAGTATTATTGAATTATTTTCAAATACAGCTATTCAAGGTAACTACTCAGGTTTATATCTTGGTAGATGTGAAAATGGTTCAATTTTTGAACGTGAAGTCAAAGCTATAGTTCCTCAAAAGAACTATAAAATTGAAGGAGGTATTTTAACTTCTCAGTTTACTGGGTTAGCATACCAGGGTAGAGTTTACACACCTACTCAGAAAGGTGATTGTGGATCTATTTTACTAGTTAAAACTGGTTTAGGTCCTGTAATCATTGGGTATCATATGGCAGGTGGTAATGATGTTGTTTTATCATCAGGTATCACTCGTCAAGATATTGAATCTGCATTGAGTAAATTCAATGAACCACATATTCAAAGTGGAGAGCCTCTTTTGAGTGCTCCCTCTGCACAACGATCTTTAATTGATCTTAATATCAAAGCACCTATTCGGTGGTTTGAGGATGGTTGTGCTAATGTATATGGTTCTTTTGATGGACACCGTGCTAATCATAGATCAAATGTTACTGAAACATTTATTTCTGAATCTATGAAGAAACGCGGTGTTTCTCTTAAACATGGTCCTCCAGTTATGAAAGGCTGGGAACCATGGCGTATTGCTCTCAATGATATGATTCATCCAGTTGTTAAATTGGATAATAATGTTTTGAATGAGTGTGTTGAATCATATTATCATGATATTATCTCAGGATTAAAACAATCTGATTGGGATGATATTATGATATATGATGATATTACAACTTTGAATGGTGCTCCTGGTGTTGCTTTTGTTGATAAAATCAATAGAAGCACTAGCGCCGGTGCACCTTGGAAGAAAACTAAGAAACAATTCTTACGTCCAATCCCAGCAATTAATGGTCTTTCTGAACCAGTTGAATTCACAGATGAAATCATGGATCGTGTACAGATAATTATTGATAATTATCAAAATGGTAAACGATACATGCCTAATTTCTGTGGTCATCTGAAAGATGAAGCCACTAAATTTGCTAAGATTGAGAAGAAGAAGACTCGAGTTTTCACAGGTGCTCCTGCGGATTGGTCATTTGTTGTTCGTAAATATCTCTTGTCAGTGATTAGAGTTATGCAGAACAACAGATACTTATTTGAAGGAGCTCCAGGAACTAATGCTGCTTCACGTGAATGGGAAAATATTCGTACATATTTAGTCCAATTTGGTGAAGATCGTATGGTTGCTGGTGATTATGCTGCATTTGATAAATCAATGCCTAGTACTATCATCTTAGCTGCATTTGATATTATCCGTCGCTTGTGTAAACAAGCTGGATATTCTGATGCAGAATTGAGAGTTGTACAAGGTATTGCTGAAGATACAGCATTTCCTCTGGTTGATCTTAATGGTGATTTGATTGAATTTTATGGAAGTAATCCTTCTGGACATCCTTTAACTGTTATTATCAATGGTCTTGCTAATGCACTTTACATGCGTTATTGTTATGCTAAATTGAGCCCTGAAGGCTCAGCTAAACATTTCAAGAAACATGTTGCATTAATGACCTATGGTGATGATAACATTATGGGTGTTTCAAAAGATGCTCCATTTTTCAATCATAGTACTATTCAAAAAGTACTAGCTGATGCTGGTATCACTTATACTATGGCTGATAAAGAAACTGAATCTATTCCTTATATTCATCTTTCTGAATGTTCATTTTTGAAACGAACATGGAGATATGATGAAGATGTTAAGGCTTATTTAGCCCCTCTTGAGGAAGATTCAATTCTTAAAAGCTTAACTATTGGTGTTGCTAGTAAGACTCTATCACCTGAGGCTCAAGCAGTAGCTATTATTTCTAGTGCAATTTGTGAATATTTCTTTTATGGAAAAACCATATTTGAGAATAAACGCAAAATGTTTCAAGAGATTATAGCTGAAAATAAGTTGGAATTTTATGTTACTGATTCAACTCTTCCTACTTGGGAAGAATTGAATGAACGATTCCAATCTTCAGTTCCTAGAGCTTAAATCTAGGCCCAGTCTGCCAAGACTATAAACTGGTGGGTCGTAAGTCATGACCCGTATTAACACACAAAGCAAAAGAGACTCAATAATACTAGTTACTGCTATATATTAGGTTTTGTGATACCTAGTATAGAAGAGAATGGAGTATTATAGTTTTACCTACATGAGTGTTCCTCAAAATTTCTTTTTAGAAAAGATGCCAGTTGGTCATCAAACAAATTACAAAAATACTTTACGTTAAGTTGCGTATTGTATGGATTTTTACTATAACTTGGAAATACTTTACAAAAAATAAATAATTTAGAAAATGATAATAAAAATCTTATGTCACGCATGCTTAAGCTAGAAATTGAGGTTGCTAATCTTCAATATATGGTTGAAGGTTTGTCGCATCAATTAGATGTAGCTTCAAGTATGTTTGATAGTTCGTCTGATCTGCAGATTCAATCTGAAGATCAAGCTGAATCTGATAATATTGAAACTCATACCAATACTCAAGAAGTTGTTGAATTTGCTGACGGTATTGAGGATAATATGGATGGTGAGAAATCAGTTTTAGATCCTACTCATAGAGGTCTAAATGTTTCTTTCGATCTTAATAATTTCCTTTCACGTCCGACGCGAATTCGCTCCTATAGTGTACCACAAGGTGAATCGTATAATCTTAGACAATTTTATCCTTGGTTTGATTATTTTACAAATTCTCAAATCAAGAAGAAGTTGGATAATTATGCGTATATTCGCTGTAATCTCAAATTAAAATTTGTGATTAATAGTTCACCTTTCATTTATGGAGCTTATTGTGCTTCTTATCAAGCATTGCAGAATTTCAATAAAGATCTGATTGCATCCCCTTCTGGTCTTGTGTATGATCGAATGTTTATGTCACAGCGCCCTAATATTTTTATGGAATCTCATAAAAATAAAGGTGGTGAATTGACATTACCATTCTTTTATCATAAAGACTGGTTACCAGCCACTAATGCTGATTTTACTAGTATGGGACAAGTTACCATATTTCCATATGCTAATTTCAGACCTGCAAATTCTACAGCTACTGGTAATGTTACCATAACTGTATATGCATGGGCTGAAGATGTGGAAATTACAGGTGCTACAGTTCTTACCGTTCAATCGAAAGATGAATACGGTCAAGGACCTGTATCACGAGTTGCCAGCAGTGTTGCTGGTTATGCCTCATACTTGGAGAATGTTCCAATTATTGGTACATTTGCAAAGGCCACAAATATTGGAGCTAGTGCTGTTAGCACTATAGCTTCATTATTTGGCTGGACCAATGTTCCTGTGATTGATAATGTTCAACCATTTAAAAATCAACCTTACCATGCATTTGCATCTAGTGAGATTGGTGTACCAATTGATAAATTGACATTGGACCCCAAAAATGAACTTACCGTTGATCCTCGTATCAGTGGTTTGAATGGAGTCGATGAATTATCTATCAAGTATCTAACACAGAAAGAATCTTTCTTGTTTGTTAGTCCATGGTTCCAATCTTATACTCAGAATCAATCATTGGTTCGTATGAATGTTACACCTACATGGTGTAATATTTATATTAATGCTGAGGTAAATAGTGTTTGGGAAACCCCTATGGGTCATGTATCACGTCTTTTTGCTAATTGGAGAGGTTCTCTAGTTATCAGAATTAAGTTGATTGCCTCTCCTTACCATCAAGGTAGGTTGAGGATTTCATATGATCCACGAGGTGACATTTATGCTGTACAGGATACAGAAAATGTTGTTGTTACCAAGATTATCGATCTTAGTATCACAGATGAGGCTGAATTCATCATACCTTATATGCAACCACAGAGTTGGCAAGAGGTAGATCAGAGTTTCAACACTCATTACGAGTTGGATACTTCACCCACTTATGATAGCACCATTTCGAATGGTCGATTCGAGGTTCAAGTACTCAATCCACTTACAGGTCCAGATACAACTTCTACAGTTGATCTGCTCATGTTTGTGCGTGCGGGTGATGACTTTGAATTGGCTAATCCTGGTGCTATGCCATCTAATATCACACCATTGGCTGTACAATCAGCAGATGAAATTGTGTCTGCTGATGGTAAAGTCACTTATGTGATGGGTGAGATGACATCTCGACCTGTTGATATTAATATGGTCAATTTTGGTGAGAGCATTCAATCAGTCAGATCTGTTTTGCGAAGGACAAATCCTTTGACAGATCGTCTGAGTGATGCCACATCATTTTCATCTGCTGCTAGGGTATATAGTGGAAGCTTTGCTGCCAATATATATCCTCAACAATATGGATACCATCCCCGGAGTTACTTTAGAGCTAATACTAAAGTGACTCCTACACAAGTAGATTTCTCTTACAGTAGAACACATCCAGTTACCTGGATGGCAATGTGTTTTGCTGGTATTAGAGGATCTATGCATTATAATTGGAATAGTATCTCTAGTGTTGAATTCCCAGAAATTGAGATGTCACGTGCTTTAGCCGTGCAACCCAAATATACTGTTGGAAACAGCATTCAACTTATTACAGTTGATGATAATGCTCCTTCTGGAACTTTGAACTCAGGTTTGGCTTTGCAGAATGAACGAACACAAAATGGTGTCGCTTTTACGGTACCATATATGAGCAAATATAAATTTGCTCCTTGTTCCTCCGAGATTCTCGGCACTGGTAACAGTGTTGAGTACAACTTGGATGAGAACAACTATGTTGTATCTTTTAGATACATCACGGGGGCTTCATATCCCTCAGCTTTTGCAGCACAATTCCGTGTGTATTGTGGTGCAGGAACAGATTTTACCCTTTTGAACTTTATGGGTGTACCGCGTGTGTACACCTATACGGCAACCGTTTTAGGAGTTGCCACGGGTAATATCTAGGAGACTAAACTCCGTTGAATAAAAAGAAAGGCCGCGCGGGATAGTCGTATGCGGTGCCTAGTCTAAGCAAAGGTGAGGTGGGTGTAGTGAAATAGTCTACACTGAATGAAGG